TCATCATAATCGTAAAGTTTATACCAAAATGTACCCGTATCATTATCTTTATAAATTCTACAATAACTTTCACCTGGTTCATTAAAATTAGGAGCTCCTTCCATTAACGGTAATATAATAGAACCATTGGGGCAATGCAAAAAAGATGTACCTTGTAGTTTTTGTGGGTGAAATGGATCCGAGCGCATAGAATCAAAATCAGAATCACAATTTTTTTTATTTCTAAAATAACCCCTGTATGTCGTATTACCTATAGTAACATGAACAAATAGCCGTTTGTGTTTAGGTTCATTTCCATCCCAATCATGAATTTTTCCATTTCCATCTATCATCATACATATTTTTGCTAGTTTTACATTAGGTTCTCGTGGTGATGGAGTTCTATATCTACGTCTATACCCACTACTCGCACTACCATCACTATCCTGACTCATAATAATATTTATATCAATTAAAGAATAACCTTCTATAAAGTAAGTAACGATTATTTATTATTTACATAGTAAAATGTAAATAGTAAAATGTAAATAGTAAATATTATCCATATAGTCTCTAAATAAACGCTTTAATTTAAAAATTTAAAATTTTAAACCATCAAGTGTTTAAAGTTTGAGAGGGGTGGGGAAACCAACAAGGTTAGCACCAATACCGAAACCAGCACCTGTTCTAGCAGAAACAGCTAAAGTGGGTACATAAACATCCAAAATGGCAAAGGTGGCGGCTGCTACAAGAGAAATCAACGCAATTTCATCTAATTTAAGAGAGCGAGATGGTATAGAGTAAGCAACTATCGCGACACAAAGACCTTCGATAATATACTTAATAAAGCGCTTAAAAAGCTCACTAAAGTCAAGTGTTCCGTACATTATAAATATAATGTAGAAAAAAATATTAGTTTATTAGTTTATTAGTTTATTAGTTTATTAAAATTAATAAAATAAAGTAAGCATACAATTTATAAATTAATAAATGGTAAACTTACTTAAAATAATTATTTAATTATATAATATAATGTCCGAAACAAATAGTTTGCCAAAGGGAGTTACTCCTAAATATTTACCCGATGGAAAAGAAAATCCTAAATATGTCGATTTATTGGAAGAAGATAAACCAATCGCCGGTCAAAAATTCGTATGTCTTTCATTCGTTTCCCCGGAGCATATTATCAAACAAAAAGATCAGTTTTTGTTCGAAGAGTTTGTGAAGCAGTGGGACTACAAAAAGTCAATGGAAAAATTTACCCAGTTTCTCAACTTTGTATCATTTAAGTATTCTCTTTCTTTTGAAAAACTTACTGCGGACTTCCAGGAGTTTACAAAGGAAGAGGGCGAGGAGATTCGCGCAACATCCGCAACGCTAATTAGCGACGACTATAAAACATTTTTGGATAATAACGAAGACGAACTTGAGCAGAAATTCGGTGAAAAACACGGATTTCAAACATCTACGAGAGGTATTAAAGTGCGCGGCGTTTTTGCTACACAAGGCGAGGCAGAACTTCGCTGTAAATTGTTGCGCGAGGTCGACCCAAATCACGATATTTATGTAGGACAAGTTGGTATGTGGGTTCCTTTTCATCCGGAGGCATACAAGACGGGACGTGTCGAGTACATGGAGGAGACTCTCAATCAACTTATGTCCGATAAAAAGAAGAATGAAGAGACTGCAAAACAGGAATTCGATAAACGTGTACGCGAAGCTAGACAGAAGGCGATCGAAGAGAATATGAAGAAGGCGGAGGAGTCTGGCAATAAACTTACTCAGACCATTAATGCTGATGGTGAGTTGGTTGGTATTTCAAATGCTGCGAACTTTGATGGTTTGGATGAGGATTCAACGATTGATGATATTAAAAAGAGCATGTTTGAGGCTGAGAATGTTGTTCTTGATAAGAATACAGACCACGGTTTGTCGAAACTGACACATTTCGAGAATTAAGATGAAAACCGATATGAAATCTACGTGAAAAATAAAATGTTAAATAAATAAACAAAATAAACGTTTTACCTATTAAATATTATATGTTAAATATTATATGTCACTAATATATAATATTTGTTTTTTAATTGGCATGAATAAAAAGGTAAAACAATATGTAGTAAGTAATTATTTTAAATCAATTAATAGTGGTAATGTTTTTATTAACTTGGTTTGTTTATTATTCATTATAGCTGCTATTATTATATGCATGTATTTCTTATATAGGGCGATATCGAATGCATTATATATGTATAGATTAAAGACCGATTTTTATAAATTACAGGATATGGGAATAAATGTTAAAAATTATAACATATTATATTTGGAAGAACTTGAAAAAAAATATATAATGAATAGAAAAAAAATATTTAAAAGACCAAATTCTGAATTTAAAAATAAAAATGTTATTGGGTTGACAACGGATAAATATATTGTAGTAGACTTTGATACTAAGAAAGGCACCAAAAGTGCTGATTTTTTAATTGATAAAATGCCAAAAGATACTGTTTATGAAAAAACACCAAATGGTTATCATTACTATTTTGAGAATGATACAGGAAAACCAGTATATACATATGTTCAGGTATCTATCAATAAAGTGAAATATTCTTTGGATATTTTAGGACTTGATGCTATTATTACAATGTCACCATCGGTAGTAGATGGAAAAAAATATTATTGGATAAATAGTATTTTTACACATACTCCTGCAAAATTATCTGAAAATACATGGATACTTGATTTAATAAAAGATGAAACACCTTTTTTTAAAAGATTCGACAGTATCAACGTGTCATTGAAAATTAAAAATGCTTTTATAATAGTAGACAATATAAATATTGAAAATAATATTAGGTTTGCGTTTGGTGTAATAAAGGAATATTCTGTAAAAATGAAATTGTTAAATGGTGTTATATACGTATATGATGATAATTATTATTTTTTAACTAGAGGTAGTTTTAGTAAATACAAAAATAAAAAATATATGATAGAAAAACTAAAAAATGTTATTACAAAAATTAGTCCATCATGTATTATAGATTTATCTATTATAACTAGCAACTATTTTAAACCTGAACATATTTTTCATATAACATCATGTGTTATAGATAACGACTTTAAAAATTATAAATATAATACAGAATTTCCAAATTATCTCGAATGCAATTACATATACAAAAAAACAAAATATCTAATCAGAGATACTATTACGATAAATAATTATAACAACAATATTATGAATAGTAGCAGTAATACTAATAACAGTAATACTAATAACAGTAATAATAATAAATTAAATAATTTAATATTATCGAATACACCTAACACATCTCAAGCAAATAATCTTAATAAAATATTGACAGGTCCCGAAAGTATTTATATAACATTTTTACTTTCAAATTATTTTAGTATACCGTGCGTAACACTAGGAGTTACCTATAACGAACAAAGTGATTTGAGTGATTTGAGTGATTTGAGTGATTCGAAAAAACAGTTAAAGCATATTTCAGATAAAATTATAAATACTATGTTTTCTATATTTTAAAATTATTACACCGGATACAACCACTGGTTACTACCACTTATTTTTATTCACCTTGATTTTTGGACCTTGACCTTTGCGTTTAATATTTGCAGGGTCGTATTGTTCTTCCTCATCATCCGAGTGAATATCTTTCGACATTTCCCAGAATTCTTTCGCGCCCAATTTAAACGGACCATGTGTTTGCGCCTTATACCAAAATATCTGGTCGTGTAATTTATTCGATTTTGCATTATTATTAATTACCAAACATTCATAGTTTTCGGTACACTGATCCATAACCTGGCAAAAACTTTCAAATGTCGGAAACATACCAGCGTAATTCTCATAGATTCTTTTACGATTCCCAATATATGGTTCGCGTAAAATAAAAACATAGTCAATATTGGTTCGCAAATTGGGCGGAATACCTAGAGGATACTGCATCGTAATTACCAGCATGATTTTCCAGTGACGACCGTTCATAAAAAGTAAACGCATCATGACATCTTTGGTCCACTTGTTATCGAAAAGACAGTCATCCAATACCACAAATGTTCGCGGGTCAATTGTGCTTCTTTTATACGACTCTATCTCTTTTTTCATCTGTTTTAATACGGCTTTTTGTCGTTTTAAAATATTTTCAATAATCGCCGTATTATAA